CTAATGAATATGTCATCTAGAGGGTCTCCGGAGAGTTCTAGACATCCCAGGGTTCAAATACTGGGGCGTTGGTTTGGTCGCTTTTTCAATAAGCTCAAACACTTTCGGGTTATCTTTCTCGATTCTATCCAGGTTATCTAACACATTTAGAAGTGAGTGTTTAAGTTCACCTCCACTTGTATAAGATTTCCAATCCTGTATAGGGCTGTATTTTTCAGCGTCTATATCATTTATGGTTCCTAAAAACGAAACACTTCCATTACTGGAAGACATCACTTGATACAATAAACTGCGTTTATCTGTTGCCAGGTTTTTCAAGTCTGGAGCAACTTCATTTAAACGGGAGGATATCTCTTCCTCAATTAGTCTTAGCTGGACGCTAAGATAATCAGTTACCTGCCTCACCAAAGGATGCCCGCCTAAGCGGAACTCCAAAAGCGAAGCATTCAAGTCTTTAAACTTGGGAACTTTCTCAATTGTTTGTATCAAATTAGTAAGTCTCTCTGAAAGGGAGAGGCCTTGCGGGTTTACACCCGCCCCACCTAATTCAATGGGGATACTAGCAATCGACTTAGCAATATCTCTGTACTGTTTAGGTACAGAACCTATCGATGATAACGAACCAGTAGTGCGTGAATAACTCAAGAAGTTATCCACACCAATAAAAGGGCCTCGTGAAGAGGGCACTTTCACTGTTTGTATGATACCGTTAGGACTCACCAATTTGCCAGCAAACTCGGTAAAGAGGTCACTAGATATTGTCTTGTCAAGAGAAATAGGTACATTCATGAAATGGAGCGTATCTTTATACATTTCTGCCACATCATCGTTACTAATGACGATGTCGTCTCCTAGTATTCTGTAAGTATCACTTACTTTATAATAGGACTCAATACCACGCATTAAAACGTGATGACTTAAGGCAAAAAGTGGAAAAGATCCATATAATCCCATAGGTTGACCCTTTGTATAGACTAGATCACCAAAATCACTCTGCCATTTGGAACGGCAGATCTGGTAAAATTCTTGTACTCGGGGGTAACCTATCGCTTTCAACACCTCTAGTTGTAAGGCCAGAGGGAAGTTGTCAGTTGCGGAACTCAAGTCAACTGCGTGTACGGTTTTACCCAAACGCAATTGCTGAGCCGCCCAATCAACACCCGACTCTTGCGAGTAGGTGCAGTCTTCAGGTATTTGCCTGAGGATTGAATTGAGAGCTATATGAAGTGGCCGGAAGGCCACTTGCGCACCAGAAATTGGCATGGCAATGACTCTTGCTTTGAACCCCTTTTCCTGTAGCACAGTTATCTTCCCCATATAAGGAGAAGGTTGAGTACCTGTAAATGTAGGCACTCCCATACTGGACAGGATAGGGCTAAAAGGTCCTCGGACCATTGTAGATTCTATGAACGAAAGAATCCAGGGGTGCCATTTACGCACCCTCTTCTGTGCTCGTGTTTTTTGCACAGACAACGGAGAAAGACTAGGTTTTGCAGTGTTTAAACCTGCGAAACTAAAAGTTTCCTTATAGTTAGTAGAGAAAATAACCGACCACTTACGTGGAATGGTGAGATCGTTGATTATACGACCCGCTATGTCAATAGCGTTCTCATCAAAACCTTCATTGGGTTTGCCACTAATAGCTTCCAGAAATTTAACCTTCTGGGCCTCAGTGACTTCGTCGCTTATGAATACTGTGTAAGTATTCAAGACACTAATTAAAAGGGAGATATCGCGCTCATCACCATTAGATGCGTGTTGAATAAAGGCACCTAGGTGACCTTTAGGATATCCATTCTTGTCCTTACTTACCCAAGTGGGACAATTAAACTTTCGTTCGCGCCTCGCCTTGCTTCTTTCAGTTGAAAGGAATTGTATTGTGGCAGTTTTTAACTGCTTCAGTCTGTTTAGTGTCCATTGCGGGCCTGAATTGAAATTCCATCGCTGGATTTCCCGAATGATACCGTGAGTGTGTGGGCTGTCTTG